TATGGCTATAACACAAGCAATTGCAAACTCTTTTAAAAAACAATTATTAGATGGTGATCAGGATTTTACTGCAGCACCCTCTGGTGATATTTTTAAAATAGCTCTTTATACTTCTTCAGCAACTCTAACTTCAGCTACAACTTCTTTGTTAACTAGCGCACCTACTAATGAGGTTGCCAACTCTGGACAATACACAGCAGGTGGTGGAAAATTAGTTAACTTAGCAACTTCAATAACAGCTGGTGTAGCAAGAGTAGACTTCGCAGACAGATCGTTTACGAACGTTACTATTACTGCTAGAGGAGCTTTAATCTATAACACATCGTTCTCAAATTCAGCGGTGGCAGTTTTAGATTTTGGAGCAGATAAAACAGCTACATCTGGAGTTTTCACAATTCAGTTTCCAGCTAACACATCAACAGCAGCGATTCTAAGGATCTCTGGTTAATCGTAGGAGGTAAACTCCTATGGCAGGTTGGAATACAAATACCTGGAACACAGGATCCTGGGGAACAGGAAACGATAATGACGTTATCCCTACAGGGATAGCTGCAGCTTTCGGATTAGGTTTAGTATCTACTAATTCAACTGTAGAACAAGGTTGGGGCAGAGATGCTTGGGGTCAAAGATCTTGGGGTAATCCTAGTCAAATTGTAGTTCCAACAACACCTGAAGACGACATGACTATGTCGTTAAACTCTGTTTCTATTACAGCAGAGATTAACGCTGGTTGGGGTGCAAAAAACTGGGGAGACAATTCTTGGGGTGTTGCCGCTAATCTTATTGCTACTGGTGATGCTGTAACAGCAACTCTTGGAAGTGTTGCAATAACAGCAGGTGCTAGCGCAGGTCCATCTACAAACAACAATCAACTTATTACAACTAATCTTAATTCTGTAACTGTTGATGTTCAAACAAAAGTATTTCCAAGTGGTTTACCATTAACTGCAGCTGAGGGAACAGCTGATGCTGGTCCCGATGCTATGGCCACAGGTAATGCAATGTCTATGGGTCTTGGAACCATAGATGCATTTAACCAAACAGGTTGGGGTAGACAAGGTTGGAATGTTAATGCGTGGGGTGTTGAAGGTGAGTTTGCAAACGTTGATGTAACAGGTATCGCAATGACAGCCGCTGCCGGAACATTAGGAATGACCGGTAATGCTAACTTAACTCTTAATACTTTAAACGTAGCTCAAGCAACTCTTGGTATTGTAGATCCAGCTCCTGATGCTGGCGTAACTGGAAATTTAATAACTGCAAATTTAGGAACAGCTGTGGGTCAAGCCGGAGCAGGTGCAAGTCCAACAGGTATTGCAATGACTGCAGGGTTAGGAACAGCCGTAGGTGTTCCTGGTCAGGAAGTTGATGTAACAGGAATACCAATGAATAATCAATTAGCTGGTGTTAATGTTATAATTCATATTGATATTCAGCTTACAGGTTTAAGCTTGACTATAAACCAAGGATCTGGTAGTGCTTTGATTTGGAACGAAGTTAATACAGGTTCAGCGCCTATAACACCTCCAGGATGGCAAGAGGTGGCTGCATAAAGAGTTTGACACAAACTCTTATTTTTTATAAAATGAACGTATAAGGAATTAAAAAATGGCTAATTCAACATCTGCTAACCTAAAACTTACAGTTCAAGCAACCGGTGAAAACTCGGGAACTTGGGGTCAAATTACAAATACAAACTTACTTATTTTAGAACAAGCTATTGGTGGTTTTACAACTTTCAATTTAACTAATGCTAATAGATCATTAACTTTT